CCGCAATCCGCCGCACCATTCAGCGTTTGGATGACAACGATACTCCTATGGACAATCGTTTCTTCCTCATCCCACCCTCAAGCCGTAACACATTGATGGGCTTGTCTCGTTATACAGAGCAGGCTTTCGTGGGTAATGGCAACGCTATCCGTACTGGTGAAATCGGTAACCTTTATGGTATCCCTGTGTTCACTTCTAGCAACGCTGATACGACTTCTGGTTCAGGAGCCGCTCGTGTTTGCTTGATGGGTCACAAGGACTCTATGGTTCTGGTTGAGCAAGTTGGTGTGCGTTCACAAGTGCAATACAAGCAAGAATACCTTGCTACATTGTTCACTTCTGACACCTTGTATGGTGTTGCCGCTCTGCGTAGTGCCGCATCTGTTGGAGCCGCTAAGTCTTCATCAATGTTCGCATTGGCAGTACCAGCCTAATTGCAGTTGCGCCCCCTGCCCTAGTGGTGGGGGGACTTTTTTAAACTAATTAGGAGAAATACATGGCAACCGCATCCGCAGTAACAAGTCGCAGAGGAAATGACCAATTTCGTGGCATTTTCAGCGATACATGGGCTGTAACAGCAACTTTGAACGCAGGTTCTTTGGTTGATGGCGCAGGCGAGACTGATGACATTACGATCCCAGGCGTTGCCTTGGGGGACATGGTTATCGGTGCATCTTTGGGCGTTGATTTGGTAGGTTTGACTGTGACAGGTTATGTCTCAGCCGCTAATACTGTCAAATTCCGTATCCAAAACGAGTCTGGCTCAACTGCTGACTTGGCATCCACTACTTTACGACTCGTTGTAGTTCGTATGGTCTAAAGATCGGGGGGCTTGTCCCCCCTTTCTTAATTAAGGTATTAAATGGCTTTGTTCAAATGCACCCGTTCAGGTAATGTTGTCGAGTTTAGGCACGACTTTGACATTCTTGAGATGCGTAGACACCCAGAATACACGGAGGTTGATACTTCTGCTGTTGTGGAGGTTGAGAAAGTTGATGGAACAAGGCAGACGCTAACTTTGAAGAAACCTATGGGGCGACCCCGTAAGGAACAATTGTTATGAGTGATATTGATGCACGAGATTTTGGCAAGTTAGAGGCACAGGTTGCCTCCTTGCAGACTGAAGTCCACCAGTTAGCCACAGATGTTAAGTCACTCCTTGAGTTGGCAAACAAGTCAAAAGGTGGGTTTTGGATGGGTATGACGATCGCTTCTATGGCTGGTGGCGTAATTACGTTTGTTGCTGGAAAATTACTTAGATAAGGGGAAATCCTATGCCTATGGTCGGAAAAAAGAAGTTTGCTTACTCTGAAAAGGGTGAGAAAGAGGCTAAAGAGTATGGCAAGAAAAAGGGTATGCCTGTGACCATTATGATTGCTGTTGGCAAGCCCAAAGGTATGCCTATGCGTGGTCAGCGTACTGCTACGAACATGATGAAGAAAACAGGTCGTGGTAAATGAAAAAGACCAAAGCACAAGCCAAAATTAGCAAAGTCATGCGCGAATTTAAGGCAGGTGATCTGCACTCAGGCAAGGGTGGCAAGGTTGTCAAGTCTCGTCGCCAAGCAGTTGCAATTGCATTATCAGAGGCTGGTAAGGCGAAGAAGAAATGAAACAAGGACTTTATGCCAATATCAATGCCAAACAAGCAAGAATTAAAGCAGGTTCTGGTGAACGGATGCGGAAAGTTGGTAGCAAAGGTGCGCCAACTGCCAAAGCGTTTATTGAGTCTGCTAAAACTGCAAAGAAACCAAAAAAGGTGAAGTGATGAAGATTAAAGAGTGTCTGGATAAAGAAACTGTTGAAAAACTAGTTCTTTCACATGGCACTTGGAAACATCTTTTTTATCGCTGTTATGCAAAAAACTCACCTGATTACAAAAATTATGGGAATCGTGGAATAGATGTTTGTCACCAATGGCATGGTGAATCTGGTTTCTATGAGTTTATAAATGATGTTGGGTTAAGACCATCTAAAGAATATTCATTAGACAGAATTGATGTCAACAAAGGTTATTACCCAGAAAATGTTAAATGGGCTACTAACATAGAACAGGCAAACAATAGGCGCAATACAAAAAGATACCTATTAAATGGAGAAAACTTAACAATTTCTGAAATTTCAAGAAAGTTAAATATCCCATATAAAAGACTTTGGAAGGCAAATAAACTTTACGGAAGTCCTTTTGAGCATGAAAAACTTGATCCTAATAAGGATAAGTATTTTTATGATGGCTCATATAGATCAATGAGTGAAATTGCAAAAATGGTTAACCTTAAGCCAGGCACTTTGATGCGAAGACTAAGGACAGGTGTTAATTTTGATTTTGCTATTGTGGCTCCGTTGCAATCTGGGATAAACTTAAAGGATAGATCAAAATGGTCTTAAAAAAATACCAGAATCCAAAAGGCGGACTTAATGAGGCTGGTCGGCAGTTTTATAAAAGAACTGAAGGACTAAACCTAAAATCTCCGTTAAAATCAGGCGACTCTTCAAGGAGAGCAAGTTTCTTGGCTCGTATGGCTGGTAATAGCGGTGCTGAGTACAAGAATGGTGAACCGACAAGACTGCTTCTTTCGTTAAAAGCATGGGGTGCAAACTCCAAGGCTGACGCAAAGGCAAAAGCCAAGTCTATTTCCGAACGAAATAAGGCAAAGGCAAAATGAGAGCATTATCGGTTGGAGTTAGTCCCACAGCGGCAGTAGACACAACAGTCTATACCTGTCCTACGGGCTATTACGCCAAATTTACTGTAATGTATATACACAATACAGGTGGCTCTACCAAACATATAACTGTTCAATGGTTTGACGCAAGTGCTAGTACCACCCTTGATATATTGACCCAATACGATTTCACATCAAAAAACTATCTTCAGTTTGATGGCAATGCTTACATTGTTTTAGAAGAAGGCGACAAAATCAAAATAACTACTCAGTCTGCAAGTTCATTTAGTTTTATAGCCACATTTGAAGAAGAAGGGTTGACTAGAGCATGACCTATTTAGAAATGATTAACGATGTGTTAGTTCGACTTAGAGAGCCTGAAGTCACTACTTACAACGAAACCACTTATTCAACCTTGATTGGCAAGTTTGTCAATGATGCCAAGCGTCAGGTTGAAGATGCGTTTAGTTGGAACGCCTTGGGTACAACTATCACAGTTACAACTGCCGCCAGTACCTCTACCTATTCCCTTACAGGGGCTGGTCAAAAGTTTCAGGTCATGGATGTACTCAATACTACTAGCCTTTTAGGGTTAACAAACATTAGTTTTGTGGACATGAATCGCAAGTTGAACTTTGCGCCCGTTGCTACTGAAACACCCACAGAATATGCTTTTGATGGGGTAGATGGTTCTTACGATACACAAGTAAAACTCTATCCAATACCTAATGGCGTGTATACAATTAAGTTTATGTTGACTGTTCCACAGGCAATATTGGCATCTAATTCCACAGTAGTAAAGATTCCTGATGTTTTAGTAGTACAAAACGCCTATGCAAGAGCATTGGTAGAGCGTGGTGAAGATGGTGGCTTATCTTCCTCAGAAGCATATAGCCTATATAGGACAATGTTATCTGACTATATTGCTTTAGAAGGCACACGCTATCCAGAGAATCAGGAGTTTGTCTCAATATGAGCCAAGCAATCCAAGTCTCTAGCATAAGCGCACCAGGCTTTTTCGGGTTAAACACCCAAGATTCTCCTTTGGACTTAAACCAAGGCTTTGCTTTAGTTGCTACAAATTGCATCATTGACCAATACGGACGCATTGGCTCACGTAAAGGTTGGTCAAGGGTTAATGCCTCAAGCGGTAATCTAGGCGCAAACGATGTAAAAGTTATCCATGAGTTAGTGCAACTTGATGGAACGCTAACTGTTCTCTTTGCTGGTAACAACAAGTTATTCAAGTTAGATGGCTCAAATGCTGTTGTTGAACTGACCTATGGTGGTGGCGGTACAGCCCCTACTATTACGGCAAGTAATTGGCAATGTGCATCTTTAAATGGCATTACCTACTTCTTCCAATCTGGCTTTGATCCATTGATCTATGACCCTGCGGTTAGCACAACGACATTTAGGCGTGTGTCTGAAAAGACGGGTTATGTAGGTACTGTTCCTTCTGCCAATATTGCTATTAGTGCTTTTGGTAGGTTGTGGGTGGCAAATACAGCCACAAACACAACAACCATTTCTTTCTCTGACTTGTTATCTGGTCATGTGTGGTCAACAGGAACGGCTGGTTCGTTAAATGTAGATAGGGTATGGGCTAACGGGTCAGATGAGATAACTGGTTTGGCGGCACACAATGGCTTTCTAATCATATTTGGCAAGCGTCAGATTCTTGTCTATGCCAACGCAACCACTCCTTCCACAATGACGTTAAGTGATACTGTGGGCGGTATTGGCTGTATAGCAAGGGACTCAATCCAATCTACTGGTAAAGACATCTTATTCTTGTCTAACTCTGGTGTTCGTTCGTTTGCTAGAACAATCATAGAAAAGTCTGCTCCTTTGGGTGACTTATCTAAGAATGTTAGAAATGATCTAATAAGTGTTGTTTCAGGCGAAACATTGGCAAACATTAAGTCTGTTTACTCTGAAAAAGAAGCCTTTTACTTATTGACACTTCCATCTATTAAAGCAGTATTTTGTTTTGATACACGTATACAACTACAAGATGGTTCTTTAAGAGTAACCACTTGGGATTCTATTGAGCCAACAGCCCTTTTGTCAAAACGAAATGGTGACTTGCTAATTGGTAAGAATGGCTACATTGGAAAATATGGTACTTATCAAGACCATACAAGTCTATATAGGTTTTTGTATTACACAAACCATGCAGATTTAGGCGACCAGAATGTTACCTCTATCTTAAAGCGTTTATCTACTGTTGTCATTGGTGGAACAAATCAAGATGTAATCTTTAAGTGGGGCTTTGACTTTAAGACCAATTACCAATCAGCAATATCTACAATTCCAGAACAAGATACATACTATTATGGAATTGCAGAATACGGTGCAAATGCTACTGTGATTGCATACTATTCTGATGGGGTTGCTTTGCAGACATTGACTGTTTCTGCAAGCGGTGCGGGTAAGGTTGTTCAAACAGGTTATGAGTCAGATATCAATGGAACGGCTTTATCTATACAAAAGATTGAGATTCAATCCAAACGTGGCAAAGTAAGTTAAGGAGAAGAAATTGAGTAATTACACCAAATCAACAAATTTTGCTACAAAAGACAATCTATCTAGTGGCAACCCACTCAAGATTGTTAAAGGTACTGAAATTGATACTGAGTTCAATGATATTGCTACGGCTATTGCTACCAAGGCAGACTTATTAAGCCCTACTTTTACTGGTACGCCCACATTGCCTACTGGCACTATTGCAACTACGCAGAGTTTTGGCAACAGTTCAACTGCACTAGCAACTACTGCATTTGTTCAAGCGGCATTGCAACTCTTGTACCCCATTGGGACAATTTACACCAATGCGACATCAAGCACCAACCCTGCTACTTCTCTTGGCTTTGGTACTTGGACAGCATTTGGCGCAGGTCGAGTCATGGTGGGTCTGGATGCTGGAAATGCGGCGTTTGACACGGCAGAGGAAACAGGCGGTTCTGCTAATGCGATTGTGGTTAGCCATACTCACACAGCCACTGTTACTGATCCTGGCCATATACATTGGTCTTCTGGTGGCGCATTAGTTTATGGCGGTGCAGGTAGTCAACCTGCTCCTGGTACGGGAGGTACAACTTGTGTTGGAGGCCCAGTGTATGAACTCAATTCAGCGGTCACTGGAATATCTGTATCTAACAGCACAGAAGGTTCTTCTGCTACCAACGCTAACTTACAGCCATATATAACTGTCTATATGTGGAAGCGTACAGCGTAAGGAATTGATGATTGAAGACTCCCGTGGTCATTAGAAAAGATTATGTAATTTACCTAGAATTGTTTGACAATTTA